TCCCGAAACTAGTTTTGTTCCCCACATATACCACGATGCAAAATACATTGGTGGCATTAAAGAACTGTACGATTATTTGTATAGCGAAGTAAAAATGGAAAAACAATTCCAAAACGAAACCCGAGAACTTGACAATTGATTGGATTATGAGTATACTAGAGACATTGAACGAAAGATATTTTTAACATGGAGAACTTTGATATGACAACTTTTAATTATTCAACAACTACACCAAAAGAACAAAAAGCATTTCGGGACTGGCTGACTAGCCATCTCAAATACGGTCCTGTGACTGTTGACTTTCTGAAGAAAGATGGTACAATGCGTACTATGAAATGCACATTGCAGGAATCTGCAATCCCAACATACGAAAAGAAAACCGAACGTGTTCGTACAACTTCAACTGACGATGCTATCTCCGTAGTTGACTTAGAGAAAAACGAATGGCGTTCGTTTCGTTACGATTCTGTTAAATCTGTATCATTTACATTAGGCGAATAAATTATGAAATTTTCCAAGATCAATCCTGGCGCTGACGCACAAGCATTTGGCACAGAACCTTCTTGGACCAATCAAGACGAAATCAGTAATCTTAAGATTGCTGAAATCCGTGCTTTGAATTGGTATAATTATTTTTGCGATAACAAACAAGCAAAAACTTTTGTTGTAGAATACATGGCTAGTATTGGTAGACCAAAAGAAGAAATTTCTTTGATCGTATCAAGTGATGCATCTATTCCAGTACAACTTGGTTGGGTAGCACGTATGATGTGTATGGGCTACGAACCATCTGACACATTCAAAAACTTCTTTGTCAAAGAGTTTAAGACTGTCATTGAGACTGCAAAGAAAACCAAAAAACCAAAAGCACCAACTGTTACATTAACTGCACCAGTCGTGTCTATTCAAGATAGAATTCGTGAGAAAGCCTCTGAGGAAGTTGGTGAGATTGAAGGTCTAGTGGATGACTTCATTGCTGGTGGATGTAAATCTCCTCCAGACATGCAATCTTATTTAAAGAATCGTGCATTGTCTTCCGTTGTACAGAAGCGTATGTGTGAATCGTTCATTAAGCGTTCTAAAGAATTTGAAGATGCAATGAATACATCCGATGCTGATATCAAAGAAGCATATTCTAATTTCAGTAAAGTGCAATTGCGTAAGATTAAAGAATTCTATGATGCAATCGTTGCAGAAACAAATCGTGCCGCAGAATCTAAACCTACCCGTAAAGCACGTAAAGTTAAAGAGAAGCCCGCAAGTGTGATTGCCTCTAAGGTTCAATACATGAAAGATTTCGCTGAGTTGAATTTGAAGAGTGTTCTGCCAGAAAAGATCATTGGTGCAAATCAAGTGTGGTTGTACAATACCAAAACAAAATTGCTTGGCATGTACAATGCTGACAATGCGAAAGGGTTGACAATCAAGGGTACAACAATTCAAAACTTCAATGCTGAAACATCTACCGGCAAGCGTTTACGTAAGCCCGAAGTGACTGTTAAGCAAGTACTTGATGGTGGTAAGATTGTCTTGAAAAAACTGTTAGATGGCTTATCTACCAAGCCTTCCGAATTGACAGGGCGCATTAACTCTGATACAATTATTGTTAGAGTAATAACTGGATAACTTAAAATGATTTTGATTGACTTGAATCAAGTAATGATTTCAAATCTAATGATGCAGATAAATTCAAATGCGTCAAATGTAATTGATGAAAACATGGTTCGCCACATGGTGCTGAATAGCATTCGCATGTACAACATGAAATTCAAAGATAGCTATGGTGACATTGTTATTTGTTGCGATGATAAGAAGTACTGGCGTAGAGACTACTTTCCATACTACAAAGCTGGTCGTAAGAAAGACAGAGAAGAATCTCCGTTTGACTGGAATCTAATCTTTGAAACGCTAAACAAAGTGCGTGACGAAATCAAAGAATACTTTCCATACAAAGTGATTCAAGTTGACAAAACTGAAGCAGATGACGTTATTGCTACGTTGACGCACAAGTTTGGTGTTCCACTTAAGAACAGCACTACCGAAAAGATTCTGATTCTATCTAGCGACAAAGACTTTATGCAATTGCAGAAGTTCGCAAACGTAGAACAGTATAGTCCAATGGGTAAGAAGTTCTTGCGTACAAATACACCAGAAGCCTTTCTGAAAGAACACATCATCAGAGGCGATAGAAGTGATGGTATTCCTAATTTCATGTCTTCCGATGATACATTTGTCGTAGAAGCACGACAAAAACCTGTAACTGAGAAAAAGCTAAATAAGTGGTTAGAAGAAGAACCTGAATCTTTTTGTGATGAAGTGATGCTGAGAAATTACAAGCGAAACGAATTGCTGATTGACCTGTCGAAGATTCCAACTGAGTATCAAGAAAAGATTCTAGATGCTTATGACAATACCCCTAAACGTGGTAGGGAAAAACTACTTAACTATTTTATCCAAAACCGCATGAAGCAGTTGATGGAACATATACAGGAATTTTAAAATGGCTATTGATATTAGTAAGATGACTTTGCCTGAGTTGCTAAAACATATCGGAGATTTGCCTGCGGCAAAGAAAGCAAGTGCATTGAAGCAAATTGCAAATTTAACACCAGAGTTGAAAACTGTTCTCAAATATACATTTCACAAAAATATACAGTTTGAGTTGCCTAAAGGCGCACCTCCATACAAAGAGATGGAGACTCCAGAAAATTGGGGGCACAATAGGTTACCTAAAGAGTTAAGAAAGTTTCAGTATTTTATAACTGGAACCACATTGAATCCCATCAAACGGGAAGCAATGTTTATTGAAGTTCTTGAGAGTGTTTCACCCGAAGAAGCTAAATTAGTTTTGATGATGAAGGATAAAAAACTTACGTATAAGGGCATCACTAGAAAACTTATTGAAGAAGCGTTGCCTGAAATCTTACAGGGAGAGTCAGAGTAACAAATGGCTAAAACAAAAAAGTATTCTAGTTTCCGAGACTTCTATGAAGACGAAGGTCGCAAAGGGAAACCTAAACTGAATGAGTCTAAAAAACAAAAAGACAAGTTCAAACACCAGACAAAGTTTATCGACCCACAAAATCTTAAAGAAGATGATTGGGACGAGTTTGAAGAATTTGATGACGTAAAATAACTGAGTAATATATTATGATTTTAACTGATAGAGGCGGAAAACATTTAGGCTGGTTTAAATGGGATGAAGCATTTAATCGTGCTGACAATATCAACCATGCAATATATGCGTTCTATTTTGGTGAAGATAAGCCAAGTAATGAGACTTGGCCATATGAGTTAAAAGACTCTTTCTATTTTGGTATGGCGTGTGGAAAATATCACGACATGAAAAACAGAAAGACTTGGCGAGGAAAATTAAAATCATTTGTTCAAGATAGACTTCTTAAGCACAATAAATATTTGTCCAACTTAATCGAAATTGCTGAAGACAAAGACAAATATCAGGTTCTAACAGAAGTTAAAAAATCTAAACTATTTTTTGAACATTTTTCTCCACCATTAAATCCCCAATGTCAGAGATGGGTTAGCATTTCTCTTCCTCCAGATAATTATGATACAGTTGCACTCCGTGCGCTTGTGAGTGCTGTAGAGTCGGAATACATTTTATTGTATGCAGAAACACACAAACAAACACCTCTGTTAAATTTAGATGAAATATATGAATCGGATCGTCAAAGAGATTCGTATTCAAATCGTATGATGAGTTCCCCTAGCATTTTAAAATTTTGTGAGTAAATTATGAAAAAAGAATTGGATGAAGCACTAGTAGCAAAGTACCCAAAGATTTTTAAGTATCGTCATGCACCAATGACACATACTGCTATGTGTTGGGGTTTTGATTGTGGTGATGGTTGGTACAACATCATTGATGCATTGTGTTCAAACATTCAACATCATGTGGATAATAAACGTAAAGATCGTGCAAGAGCATTGCGATTTAATCGTGCATTGAAACGTGCATTGGCTGGAGATATACGCCCACTTCAAATGCATTTTAGTTTTGGTAGTTATACAGAGCCAACTTCATTTGGAATTGAATGGGCAAATAAAGCAATTGAAAAAGCAGAGTTCAGAGAAGTTCCTACATACATACCATACATCACAGCAAGTCAAGTGAAAGAAAAGTTTGGTGGATTGCGATTCTACACCAATGGCTTTACTGATGAAGTGAGTGGAATGATTCGCATGGCAGAGTCCATGTCATATCGTACATGTGAAGTGTGTGGTAATCCTGGTCGTTCAAATAACTATGGATGGATTTCAACATTGTGCGACACCCACAGATTAGAACGTGGAGAAGACTTGCCGCAAAACGAGGAACTAGAATCCGAAGATTGAATACCAAGGTACTAATACCCATTTCCAAGCCGTCCTAGACGGCTTTTTTGTTGTTTTCCAGCAACAAAAGCCAAAATAGTTGTTGACGTACCTACCGAACCGTGTATAATAGATTCTGTAGTGAGTAAGATTAATAGGAGATTTAGATGCTTACAGTTTTGATGATTTTTGCAGTAATGGTTTTGTTTGGTGCCGCTGTTAGTGGTTCTGTTACGACCCTCGGCTGATTTTAATTTTTAAGGAAAAGAAAATGATTGACGGATTTAACGAATATCTAGATTGCATCAAAGCTGACTATATCAAGTGGCAAGGTGATACTCCTACTGAAACACAAAAAACAATGGCGCAAGATTTTTGCGATTCCTTGTCCTATGAAGTTGGTCGTAGTTACATCAAAGTAATTATTGGTCGTAAAGGTAGCGGTCGTTCCGTGCATTCGTTTGTTTGTCTCCGTGACATGGGCAAGTTCACAAAGGGAGACATTTTGAAAGCGGCTGGTTGGGCGGCTCCTGCAAAGAATTTTGCCCGTGGAAACACGATGGCACGTACTTTCCAGAACATTCGTTGGATGGGAGCAATGTGAATACCAAAGTATTCAGTTGCAAAAAAACAACAGAATTGAAAATAGTTGTTGACTTATGTGCCCATTGTGGTATACTAGAGTCTAGAGATTGAGAAAAGAAAAGGAAATTTGAAATGCGTACAAAAACTTACATTCAGGGCTTCAAGAATTCACAAAAAATTCGTGTGATGTTTGACGGAATTGGTGTCTACACCACCGTTGCTGGTGTGTCTAGTGTGTTTGCTACATACACCCATTCACAAGCGGCCAATGATGCTTTGTTGCGTTTGTCTTACATGCGCTACATGGCACAAAAAGATGGTGCGTTAGTTCCCACTGGTCTTGGTATGACAAGTTACAATACCTCGCAAGTTGGTACACAAGTTCAAATTGATTTGATTTAAGGAAATAAAATGACTACATTATCACACGATATATCTTACGGAATGTTTAGCGAAGTTGGCAACTTAGCCGTTCACGGTATTGTTGTTGCCGCAGTAACAATGAATCTGACATGGCCAGAAACTTACAAGTGTCTCAACATGTTAGCCAAAAATGATTACAGCAAATTTGGTGAAGCGATGGACACTACAGTTCGGGAATGTGTCTACAATACTTGTGGTTTTACTTCTGACTTTTATGGTGCTTAATATGATTACATACAAATTTTACGTTGGTAAAGATGTTTATGAATTCGCCGCAGAGTCTAAACTGAATGCGATGGAAATGTGTAATCGTCAAGTGATCGATAAGCTAGATTTGCATCCTATGGCATGGGCTGATGCTGGTCAGAATGCATTTTCGTATCAGTCTGGCAACTTTTTTGATTAAGGAAACAAAATGAAAATTGAAACAGCAATTGGTATTCTGAATAAAGAACGTGAATTTTTAGGTTTGGGTTTCTTGGAGTTGTTGCAAGATATCCAGAAGTATGGTAAGATGACTTACTCTCAAAAGACTATGGAAGCATTTGAACGATTCATGGTTGATGGTCGCAAGATGTTTGCACCTGTTGCAGAATAACAACACCAACGAAAATAGTTGTTGACTTACCCTCTGAACCGTGTATAATAGATTCTGTTGAGTTGATAAAGGACATTGAAATGAGAACAGCAAACGAACAAACCCTTTGGGAAATCCAAGCATACGGCGCTAAGAAATCCGAAATCCTTGAGTCTGTAACAGATTCAATTAGTTTCAAACTTTCTGGTCCTGGCATGGTGATTTCAAGTTACCTTTCCGATGCACAGGAAGTGATGCAGTCTGGTAGTGAACGTGCTTTGAATGATGCAAGACAATATATTAATATTGCAAAAATGTTGATGATGGAATTTGAATTAGGTTTTAAGGAAAGATGATATGAACGAAGTGGCTAAGAGAATGGGAGAATTAGCATCTCCCATTGAACAACAAATCTTAATGTGTGATTCCAGAGAAGAACTTTTAATGATGGCATGTGTAATGTTACAAAGAGCCAAAGAGATTTTCGATCAAGAATTAACTGTTGATGGCCGAAAGAAAATGTTTAGAGATTGTATTTAACAAGGAATAAATATATGATGCTAGTTATCCGCACTCAGTACCACGAAAATTATGGCGCACATGATTGGGACGGTACGGGTGAGTGCCCTCAGTATTGGAAAGCAAAAGGCGGTACCGAGTATAAGATACTTGACGTTCCCCTTAACATAGACTACAATGAGTTAGTGAAGTTCGCATTGACTGGCATTGAAACGGATACCGATTATTCCAACGAACACATGATTAATTGGTCTATGGAAGCAAATAGTTACCTTTCATGGTTTGAGAGGTCTCAGTTTGACTACGATGGTGTGATTGCACACAAAGAACCCACAATGACGTATCAAGAAGTTTTGGATAAACAAAAGGAACTAACATGAGTAAAATGAGCGAGTTGGCTATGGAAATTGAAGAGTTGTATTTACAAGGATACAATGAATTTACGATTGCAACAATGCTTAGTATACCAGTAGAATTGGTAGATGGTTTTTTTGCAAATTTTTCAGATATAGATTATAATGATAGCATGGACGGAGATTTTGATTCCGCTATGGCTTCAGCAGGACATGGAACCGATGAGGATTACGGAAGTTATGGAGACCCTGAATTTTAAATTGTCAAAAACAAAACCACGCAACATGGTAGCTAAGGACTTGCGTAGTCCTAAGTATCGTATGCGTGTGGTTGAAGACAAACGTAAGAGAGAACCTAAGTACAAGGAACAGTATGCTTTATCTTGATGGTATGGGTCCGAGACAATCAATGGCTGTTGAAATTTTAGATACAGTTAGATTCGGTGGGCTAGATAAGATCAAAGGTGCAAACGGGTATTCCAAAAAAAGACTTGACAAAGGTGATGCTTATGTGATACCATTTGGACTCAGTAAAAAATTATTTGGTGCAGTAGTAATTTCTGCTCCGAAAAGGCTATATATTACATACAAGATAAATGGTGTCGCAGAGACTGTGCGACTAAAGTATACATGGGAAGTGAAGCGATTCTTAGTGAATAGATTCATTCAACATACGTAAAGAACGTTTTGGGTTAGTCTCCGAATACTGTGACCCACAGGATGAGAAGTAGTGTGACAGCTACGGGTGGTAGTCTTTAAACCGAAAGGCCGCTGGCAATGCGAGAACGGAATCTGTCGGGAAGCGGGTGGAAGGTACATATGGGGGGTATGATAGCGTCATATCTTTCTGTACTATAATTACCGCCGAGGTTCGCAGAGCATATTGAAGCACATTAAAGATAGGGTCGTAGCGGTTCAATGAACTTGAGTACATACCAAGGTAGTTAGTGTGTTTCAATATGTTTTTATAGTCAAGCATCGATAAAAGGTTAGATAATGAATAGTGTTGAAAAAGAAGTTTTACTAATTGCACAAGAAGAATGTGCCGAAGTGACACAAGCAATCAGTAAAGTTTTTAGGTTTGGTTTAGATGGTGAACACAATGGTGCATCTAACCGAGACAGATTGACAGAAGAAGTTGGTGATTTATTTTGTATGATTCAATTGATGATTGAAACAGGTATCATTAACATTGATGAAGTAGATAAAGCATCCGCAAACAAGAAAGCAAAACTCCAGAAATGGTCTAATATTTTTAACGAAGAAACAGTAAACTAAAATGAATTTGATAACGAAACCCTCAACAAGAAATTATATGCCAGTCACATGGCAGAGTATTTCTCGCCTTGAGAAATCAGATTGCCATACACCACTAATGGGGGCTTGTACCTGAGGACCAAAAAGTCCAAAAGAGAATATAAAGACAAGCCCCCTAGAGAGACAGCAAACTCTAGGGGGTTTTTCTTTGTGTTGCACACAAACAACATCTATGAAAATAGTTGTTGACAATCTTTCCGATTGTGGTATACTTTGTATTGAGTTGATCGTGACTCAGCAAAAAAGTTCTTTAACAATTTGCATCCATATTTTTTATGATGGGGATTTGTGTAGTGGTAGCACAGCAGACTTTGACTCTGTTAGTACAAGTTCGATTCTTGTATCCCCTGCCAAACGGTGACATAGCACAGCGGTAGTGCAATTGCTTCATACGCAATAGGTCGTTGGTTCAAATCCAACTGTCACCACCAATTTGGGGGTATAACTCAACGGCTAGAGTAGCTGGCTTTTAACCAGTAAATCCGAGTTCGATTCTCGGTGCCCCTACCAGTTTTCTTTGGT